TTGCCCGCTCACTCTATTCATACGGAGGTTGAGCTGTACTTTGACCACGACGAAGCTACCTAACTATACGGCGCTGATAGAAAGTGTCCTACCTCCTGACACCTGTGACAGAATTATTTCTGCATTTAACGAAGGTGATCAAGAGAACTGGGACAGAAATGGGGCACCCAAGTTCACTCAGGTGAACATCAACAAAAGTAAACCCACTCTCGTAAATGAGTTGGTTTCTTATACACGGTTTGCTGTTAAAATGTATCAGCAACTGTTTCCTGTTGCAACCTTCATGCCTCCTATTAGATCGCTTGAACAATTTCGTGTTAAGCGCTATAATAGTGGGTCTGATGATCGTTACGACACTCACGTTGACGTTGCTCACATAGAGTCAGCCCAACGTTACCTTGCACTCCTATTTTATCTCAATGATGATTTCACTGGTGGGCAAACTCAATTTGCTGAAGGTCCAGCTGTCATCCCAAAGAGAGGCACTGTTTTGGTGTTTCCTCCCTATTGGATGTTCCCTCATGCTGGTTTGCGGGTTCTAACTGGAACCAAATATATTATGTCAACCTATCTCCACCTAAATGATCTCTAATACTGAGCATACCATTCTGAAAGGACTTATTGATGATGAAACTTACACCAGAAAAGTACTTCCGTTTATTAAGGACGTATACTTTGAAACGTCCGTCGGACGTACTGCGTTTCAACAAATTAGTGAGCACTTTTCATGCATACGGTCAATGCCCAACGAGAGAAGCAATCGCTATCTCCGTTGACGCTATCACCACCCTCAGTGATGACGAATACAGATCACTTGGGAGAACTCTGCACAGGACTATTTGAAGAGGGAAGGGTACCCAACAATCTAGAATTCCTTACAGATATCACTGAGAAGTGGTGTCAGGAGAGAGCGATTTACCTTGCTCTCTTGGAGTCTAATTGCCATCCAAGATGGACAAGACAAGGATAAGGGAGTTGATGCTATTCCATCTATTCTATCAGACGCGTTAGCAGTTTCCTTTGACCCTCATGTGGGTCACGACTATCTCAATGACTACAACGAACGATACGACTTCTATCACCTTAGGGAGGAACGAATCTCCTTCGGACTCGAGTACTTCGACAAGATTACTAAAGGTGGCATTCCTAATAAGACTCTCAATATCGCTTTGGCTGGTACAGGCGTCGGGAAAAGTCTATTCATGTGCTCGATGGCTAGCTCCGTCCTCATGCAAGGGAAGAACGTTCTCTATATTACACTTGAGATGGCAGAAGAGCGAATTGCTGAACGAATTGACGCGAACCTCATCAACGTCAACATCCAAGACATAGAGGATGTACCGAGGCAAATTTTTGAGACAAAGATCTCAGATATTCAGAGACAAACACCAGGTAAGCTTTACATAAAAGAGTACCCAACTGCCTCTGCACATGCAGGACACTTCGACGCACTTTTCAAGGAACTACAACTCAAGAAATCCTTTGTCCCCGATCTTGTGTTTATTGACTATCTTAATATATGCTCAAGTCAGCGTTATCGCGCTGGTAGCAATGTTAATAGTTACACCGTGGTTAAGGCTATCGCCGAAGAGCTAAGAGGTCTTGCAGTCAAATACAACATTCCAATCGTAAGTGCTACACAAACCACTCGTTCTGGCTTTTCAAGCTCAGATGTTTCACTCACTGACACTAGTGAGTCCTTCGGATTACCAGCTACAGCGGATCTCATGTTCGCCCTCATCAGCAATGAAGAACTGGAATCCATGGGACAAATCCTCGTCAAACAATTAAAGAACAGATACAATGATCTGGCTATGCACCGCAAGTTTGTTGTGGGCATTGACAGAGCAAAGATGAGACTCTATGATGTGGAGCAATCCGCTCAGAGTGATGTACTTGATTCTGAACCAGCATTCAAGTATAATGATGATGAGACCAAGTTTAAACCTAAATCATTCGCTGATTTTTCTTTCACATGACAAAGCACGTTGACTTCCAAAAATACACCAAGTTCGTTGATGCGGTCACTTCGGACGAGAGCAAAGACTTTCTGGCACTTTCTGACCGTCTTGTGTCACTTGATGAGAAAGGAGCGAACATCGAACGACTTATGACTGGCGCCATTGGCATCAATGCTGAAGGTGGTGAGGTGATGGAGATCGTAAAGAAACTTGTCTTCCAAGGTAAAAAGTGGAATGAGGATACTAAAGCTCACCTAGTTAAAGAGTTGGGTGACACTCTTTGGTACGTTACCCAATGTCTTATCGCACTGGAGGTATCTCTCGATGAAGTGGTTGCTAAAAATGTTGAGAAGCTTGAGGCTCGGTATCCTGGAGGGGTATTCGACCCGTGGTACAGTGAAAACCGTCAAGAAGGAGATCTTTGATCATGTCCAAAAACAAGATGATGCTTTTGGCTACGACACTTCTGGCAAGTAGCCTTCTATTGATTGGATGTTCTGGAGGAGTAGATACAAGTGGTAAGGATGATTTGAGCACTCTCAGGTCTAAATGTATGGAGTTATCTGGGTACACAGGAAATGCGCAATTTACTGAAGGGACTGTATTTGTTTGGAGAGCAGATGGGGCCGAAGTGGCTGAGTGTAACATTCATAACAGCCACGTTCACCTTGTTGGCATTCTCGGCTCCGGGAACCACCCGGCCGACTGACGGAGAGTTCTACGATCACGCTGCTGTCCTACGTTGCCAGAAAGCAACTGAGGAATACTTTGGTTGGGAAGGTGAGGTAGAGTGGGAAACACACGCTGCTCTTGCCTTCTATAACGAATTCAGAGACCTCCAAATGATCACTGCTCGTGGTAAGCACCCAGAGGGAACTGTCTGGGCTGATTGTGCTATCAATCATGACACTGGTGGTATCGTGGTTTACGATTTCGCTCCAGGGCCCTATAATCCTCCTACTGAACCACCAGAGTTACTGACACCATGAAAACTTATGATGATGGGGCCTTCACCATTGACGAAAACCCCCACGGTTGGCAGTCCTTTACTAAGGAGGGAGAGAAGGCCATTTTCTCACAGTCAGAGGAAGATTGTGTGTTCTGGACCCGAGCCTGGTTGAAAGCCAGGCAGGAAGGGGGATGGTCAGTTGGTAAAGTGGTCAATGATGGTACCGTTGCGGGCAAGCTCTAGGTTATAATATAAGAAACAAGGGAGAACCCATTGGCTAAGGCTAATAAGCACCTGGACCACCTCGAAGATTTGGTTCTTATTGATGGGAGTGCAGGTGCTCGCAAAGCCATTCAGGTTCTCAAAGAAGTTGGTGCTGTCCTGAGCCCATCAGGCGGTGCACCTTTAACAATTACAACCAAATGGGATGGCGCGCCTGCTGTCATCTGTGGTATTGATCCCGCAGATGGCAAATTCTTTGTTGGAACTAAGGGTGTCTTTGCTAAAGAACCTAAGATGGCAAAGACACAATCAGACGTTCAACGACTGTATTCCGGTGGCCTGGCACATAAAATGTCAGATTGCCTTCGTTATTTAAAACCAGTGGTTAAGCAGGGTGTACTTCAGGGTGACCTGTTGTTCACTGATGACAAATCCACAGAAACCATTGATGGTAAAAGTTATATTACCTTCAGACCTAACACTCTGACATATGCAGTTCAGCCTGACTCCAAGATTGGACGAGAAGTCAAAACGGCTCAGTTGGGCATCGTGTTCCACACAAAATACTCTGGTCCCAGCATCCAAGAGATGTCAGCGTCCTTTGGTGTCAGTGATAACGATTACACCAACACTTCCCAGGTTTGGGCAGTCTCGGCTTCGTTCCAGAATGTTGGTGGTGTTGCCACCTTCAACCAATCCGAGTACGTGACTTATCAGGCGGCAATCAGACAAGCTGAGGGTTCAATTAAACAGTCTGGACAGATCTTTAATCTGATTCAGTCAGGTAAGAAGGCACTCCAAATTGACACCGTGTTCCTTCAGTTCTTCAACAGTTTCTATCGAGCTGGGATGCCTGTCCCCAGTGTCAATAACACTTATAACTCGTTTGTTCGTTATCTGGCTGGGCAGTATAACACTGCCATCAGCAAAAATAAGACACTTGACGCACAGGCTGACAAAGCTTTCAAGTTTGTGGGTGCCATCGATTTCATTCAGGAACATCAACGTGAGTTTCAAATGATGATTGCAACTTACCTCAACCTCACACGTGCCAAGATGCTTCTGGTAAATAAAATGAATCAAGTTGCTGCCCTTCAGGCGTTTGTTGACACTGGTAACGGTTATCAAGTAACCAACCAAGAAGGTTTTGTGGCTGTCTCATCTGGACGTGCAGTCAAACTCATTGATCGACTTGAGTTCTCGATGTTGAACTTCACCGTTCCAAAAGTATGGTAAGCACAATTTACGTCGCGTTTTTTATCATCATGTTGGTTCTTGCGATGGAGTCTACCTGGCCCATCAATAAATAAAAGTAAAAGGGTAAGATGAATTTCTCAGAATATTGCGAAGCTTGTTGTGAGCCCATCTACGAAGTTAAAGGCGCACTCCCCAAGTGCCCTCCCGGCTATAGATATAGCAAAGAGCAGAAGCAGTGCGTTCCCAAGACGGAAAAGGACGACGTTAGGGTTAATAAAGGCGGTAGTAAGGATAGTGAACCAAGG